TATATCTAACTTATTTAATTTGTCTGCAATATCCTTTAGAACTAATCCCTTCTCATATAGTATCTCTTCTAAATAAATGTTATCACCATTCTTATATACTGCTACTACTGCAGTTGGGTCTGATGAATAACCCCAGTCCAAACCAAATGCTACGAACTCCGCTTCATAATCTTCAACTACATCAAAGTTATATATTGCTTTATCGTTTGGTGCGTATTCGCCCTTACCATATATCAACCACTTCTTTTGGTTAGTGTGCTCTAAATCCTCAATTGCTTTTACAACTGTTTGTTCTAAGTATGGGTTATCTTTATATGTGGTTACATATCTTTCGCAATCCTGCATTTGCCTAACCCAATGGTATGGTGATACCGTTGGATTGAGAGCCATTATAATTTTGCCTGTTGTTCTAATCATTAATTGGAATGCGGATTCTTCATCTATTTCAGAACACTCTTCTAAAAAAAGTATAGATGATTTAATACCTCTTAGCTTTTCCGCATCATCAGTAGATACAAACTGAATAACACTATCACCATAACTCCATATCCTATCAGTAACATTATAATCTGCTTCACTCCATATACCAATGCTTTTTAGTATATCTATGAAATCCTTTATTACAGTCCTTTTAAGAGAGGGAATTGTTTTTCTGACAATAGTTATCGTTTGTGGTGATTGTAGTGCTTCTACGATGAGATATTGAAGTATTGCATAGGTTTTACCGCTACGAGTACCACCAATGTGTTGAGTAACTCTAGCTTTAGATTGCAATATATTTTCGTATGTTACAGTAGTATTAATCTCTATGTTCACTACCTGAATGATTTATATTTACTGATATAGAATGAATCTTCTGCTCTATCTCTGCTCGCATTTCAGTCCTACTTAATTTAGGCATATTGAACTCTAATAACTTAATTGCTAAATCAACTGCACTCTTTGGGTCTTTCTTAACCATCTCTTCCATTATAGCCGGCAAATCATCTAATACTTTGTTAGTTGCACGAGCAATAGATAACTTCATCATTTCAGTAGAGCGGTTTATTGCACCTGTCGGTCTACCTTTACTTAACTTATTTCCTTTTTCGAATGGCATGTTTATCTATGTTATTTAATCATAAATATATAACAGCCGTATTTCGTTTTGTAGTATATCCGTATATATGTATATATTATTTAAGGAGTGCCTTCCATATTGTATAGAGCATATCGAATCCAAATGATAAACACCATAGGATTCCTAAGTATGCTAATAGCAGTATAGTTGTTTCGCTTAGTTTGTACCACTTCTTATTCATATCTTTTTTTCTATATTTTTGAATAAAATGATTTTTTGATTTTCACCTGTTGGTTTTACAAATAATTCTTTTAACTCTTCTCCTGTATTCCATTTCATAGAAGATGATTTATGTTTAGGTAGTCCGGCTGTCTTTCCTATTATTTTCCAATTGTCTGCTAAATAAACTGCGCCATTGTTTCCACCCGCTACAAATGTAATCAACCATTTTAAATCATCACCATACCTTTGTTTCCAAGCATTTGGTGCAAGTAATCTTAATTGTTTAAGTATTTGTGTTCCCGCATTAGGTATTCTTTTAGTCATGCAAAATCTCCAATTATTTCCTATTGAGTTGAATATACTTTTGTATTCCTCTTTACTAACTCCCAATTCATTTAGAATATCTTTTGGTGGAGGATAAACAGAACTTCCAATACCTATCATTCCTATTGGATATTGCGGAAAGCCACCATCATCGTAAATCAACCAATCTATTCTTCTTCCTACAGATGCATTACTTGCAACATATGAATGATGGTTTACTATTATATTTTTAACAATACCCTTTTGCTCTTTTGTTTTAACTTCTATTAATATCATATAACTGCTTCTATTAACCATAAACCACACAAATCATCATCTTCATCTATTATCGATAAGTGATGGTTGTGTGTAAATGGTATAGGTGTTATGAATATTCTCTTATCTTTAATCCACATCCAATTGAATCTTATGTATGCTAGCTTTGGTATTTGTTTATCCATAAGTGTCTATCCATTTCCTTAATAGAATTAAATTCTGCTCTTCCGCTTGTCTGCTCCGATTCTCCACTCATCTGCCATCCTCTTATTTCGTAGTTCCCTTTGCCACTCTTTGTGAATAACCAATCATCTCCATAATGTACTTTTAAATCATCAGGTATTTCTACATAAGAATCTTTATGCATTGCAAATACACAACCATAACAATTAGTTCTATTATGTGCCGGCACTACGCCTGAATGATTATGTGGTCCTTGCCAACACGTTACTCCTGCTCCTATCATTCCTTTATCTGCTGTAATATATTCGTCCAATGCGTTTACAAAACTCCAATCAGTTTCTACATCATCATTAACAAAAAGAAGTTTGTCAAATTTAGCTAATCGTGCACCTTTGTTCCATGCAGGGTTAACATAAGTGTTCTTTCCTTCTTCTATGTAAACTAATTTTTTACTAAAGTTTCTTGCAAATGGTTTATTTCCATTATCTTCTTCTGAATTATCTATTAGAATAAACTCACCTACTGATGGTTGTTCTATTAATTCTCTTATTGTTGTCCATGCTGTTTTGCCTTTCCAAAGTGTAGGCATTATTACTGATATCATATTAGTCAATTTTAGCTTTACTTCTTATTCCCCAAAAGTATAAATCATCAGGGTTTCTTTGTTCTTTGAATTCGTATTCACTAAACCATATATCCAATGGAAAGTGTAGGAAATCTTCTTTATTTAAGTTACGATAGTAATCGTTTTCTATTTGCGATGTAAACGGAGAATCCTTTGGTGAACTTCTTCTCGTTCCATGCTCTGGTCTATTTGCGGATGCACAACTGAATATAACCATTCCACCTTCTCTTGTCAACTTAACCATATTGGCGAATGTCAATACCCAATACTCATCGTGCTCAAAACATTCCGATGATATCGTTACATCAAAAGGTTTGTCCGATTGGTATTCGTGTCCTCTACTTACTACATCAACGTTTCTACCTTCACCAATATCTAAACCGATGTATTCGTAATCGGTAAAAAGATAACGATTGTTTCCGTTAATATCTAATGAGCCTACATCTAATACGCTTACTCCATTAAATTTGTGTGGGAATCTATCCCTTACACTTTCCATAAATGCTTGTTGTTCTCTATGAGCCATACTATCAAAATTTTTAGTTACGAATCGACATCATCACCCCAACCCCTCTCTTCCCACTCATCCCATGTCATATTCTTTGTATTTGGGTAATCTTTATTTATTTGTGTTTGTTTTTTTGGTTTATCTTCATCATGTCCATTAATCCATCTCATTAACTCTTCATTCTGAAATGCTCTTTCTAATCTTTCTTTCATTAGTTCAATAGATTGTTTTCTATCTTTTATAGCAAATATTTCTTTTGCTAATCCTCTGAAATATTGATTTGTTGTTTGAGTTTTGGTACGCATTGGATATGGTATTCTACCATTCAGACCAGGCCTTCTACCATTTGCCAATGCTTTTGCTGTATTGTATTGATTTGACCTTTTGTTTCTACATTCTCTGCAAATGTTTCTGCTTCCCTTTTCAGGCTGCTCAATTGGTTTATCTTCACCACAATGAATACATTTACGAATTTCAATTCTCTTCTCTATATGGGTCATCTATAACTTCTTTTAAGTATTTACGAATCTTTTTAACTGCAAGGAATGTAGTGCTTTTACTTATCTTTATATCTTTTGCTACTTCATCTAATGTCCTTTCGCTCATCCAATATAACTGAAAGATACGAGCTGCCGGCCACATCTTAGTTGTTTCTAAGTGTTTTAATTCTCTCATCACATCATCAAATGCTTTCTGAATACCTTTATCTCTTTCTTCATCATAAGGTATGTCGATTTCATCTGAATATACTTCCTCCTTAAAAGATATCTTAGAATTTCGTTTTTGTTTATTTATCCAACGATGTTTTAAAAATTGTTGGCAGTACATTATATTATAGCTGTTTCCCCAAAAGATAGCAGGATTACATTTCTCTGCTAAGTAAAGATAGAGTTCTTGTACTAAATCATCTGCAGCATCTCTATCCTTAGTTACATTCATTGCCATATTAAATAACCAATTGTGAGAATCAATATAGAGTACTTCTAATCTTTTACTACATTCAGTTAATAACAGGCTTCCACTTACCATTATTTTCTTTCTTTTACCCAATTATTTAAATAATCAACTGCTCTTTTCCAATGAGCTCCTGCACTTCCGCATGTACACGGACGAGGTTCGTTTTCACCTCTCAAAAAATTAAATGTTGCCCATATATATGGTGCTTTGTTTTCAGGCAGATATGCTCCTATTTGTTTTAGGGTTGCATCTAACTCCTGAAACTCTTCAAATGTTAATGGATGAAATTTGTTTTCC